TAGAAGGAGTGACCAGTGCTCCTAGCCTTGATTATCCTATTCTTGCTGCTCGTCTTAGTGAGTTGGAAGTAAACGGCACTAATGTTCCTCAACTTCTGACTGCTGCACTTGGTTTGACTGCTGAGGCAGGAGAGTTTACTGAAGTTGTAAAGAAGATCTTCCTGCAAGGCAAACCTTATACGGCAGATAATGTTTTTCACATGAAGCGTGAGTTGGGTGATATCTGCTGGTATTTGGCACAGGCTTGCATGGCACTTGACACCACATTCGATGAGGTGATTGAGATGAATGTTGAGAAACTGAAAGCACGCTACCCTGGTGGTGAGTTTGATGTTCACAAATCCGAAAATCGTAAGGAAGGAGACCTATGAAAGATTTCAAAATCCCATTTGCTATCGTATCTTTCTTGTTAGTTCAGGGAGCAGGTGCAGTATGGTGGGCATCTCAAGTTGATGGACGAGTCCGAACTCTTGAAGCACAGAGTTTGAATATCGCTAGAGAAAATCGTAGGTACATTGAGCAAGTAATTCAGCCATCCTACGGAATTAGTAGTGCTTGGAAAAATCAATACCACGATGAGTGGGTTTTAAAAGGAGGATGGAAATGATTACTATTAGTATGGATGTAAGAACAGCAGCTGCCGTTCGTCAGTCACTGTTTACTGATACAAAAATGTATACTTATGATCCTAAGAGCGTACCTCCACGAGTCTCTGACATTCGTTCTGTGATTCAAGACCTTGATGATCAGATTGAATTGGAACTTGGAGAGGATAGTAATTCCTAAAGATTATAAATATTCTTTAGGAATAATTGTGTCTGGGAAATGAACGCTCAAGATCTTAGAAATCTCTCTGAAGCATATACTCAATTGAGTGCAAAGAAAGATGATTCATATCTGGAAACAGACATGAAAAAACGTAGAGAGAATAATGAGAAGGCTGTAAAGGATATGAAAAAAATGGGGACGATGAAGAATCCCCATTTTGAAGAGGTTGAAAAGTTTCGTGCCAAGATGGCAGAGGGACTCGATCCTGTAGGTAAAGAAGACGGTGATGTCAATAATGACGGAAAGAAAGATAGTACAGATAAGTATTTGATGAATCGCCGTAAGGCAATCGGTAAGGCAATTAGCAAAGCGACTAAGAAAGAAGAGACTGAAGTAGGAGAAGCATATACTGTTACTAACGCTGATAAGAAAGGCAATACCAAAGCATACCAAAACTATAAGGCAGGTATGAAAGGTAAAGATGGTAAACCTCTTTACAAAGCTGCTGATCACATGAAAGAAGGTATTCGTGATTTAGATCCTGAGAAAGGAACTGCTGAGCGTAAGGCACGTTTAGAGAAAAAGCGTGGCATGAAGATGGATGATCATCCTCAGTACAAGAAAGAGGAAGTTGAAGGTGTTGATGAGGCAATGCGTCCAGGTCCTCGTCGTGAGAAGATGAGAGCGAAGATGCATGACCCATACGTCAGAGGAGGCAGTAAGAGTCGTGGACAGGCACATAACATTGCAGTTCGTGGTGATGTAAGCACTGGAGATCCTGCCATCAAGTCAAGAGGTGGTGGTGGCGTCAAGAAAGACAAGGGAATGGGTTATGGTGACAGAGGTGCTGGTAACAAAGCACGTCGCCGTATGGGACAAGAACCACTGAGAGGAAACACTCGTGAAGCATTTGCATTCTCTGATCTTGAGTTAGAAGAACTTAATGAGTTTGCACAAGTCATTGATCAGATGACTGATGAGCAACTGGTTGATTTCATGGAAGAGATCATCCTTGAAACTGCTGAAGATCAAAACGATCTGATTGAAATCTGTGAGCATCTTGAGGGTGTTGAGTTACTCTCTGAGGTATCCGATTCTTACTATGATTCTGCAGTTAAGGCTTCAAAGGCAGCAGCAAAAGCAAATCGTCCTTCACGCATGGAGCGTATGAAGTCTGCCGCAAAGGCAGCAGGTTCTAGAGTGAAAGCAGGCGTTAAGAAAGTTGGTAAGAAAGTAGTACAGACTGCTGGTAAAGTCGCTGGAGAGTTCTCTGCTGCTAAAGAGAAGCAGAAGGCAAAAGCAATGGCACGTTCTGATTCATCGTCTTCTGACTCTGATAGTGAATCCACTTCTACAACTACAACCACTAGTGCTCCTGCTAAGAAGAAGCGTCCTAGCCTGTTGGGTAGAGCAGCAAGAGCAGTTGGTAGAGGTCTTAAGAAAGCAGTTGGTAAGACTGCCCGTGCAGTATCCAGCGGTAGCGACAAACTCGCCAAGCGTTTGGGAGAGGACTACGATCAGATTGCACATCTCTATGAGTCTGGTAAGTTCACTATCACTGAGATCGAAAATATTATCGAATCTGAGTGATGATTAATGTCAGTCGCCCAAAAAATTGTTGACAACTCATCAAAAATTTTTGGTGATCTAAGTAAGTTTTTTTCTCAAACATCTGTAGCGAACGGTGATCGAGAAATAGATAAATGGGACAATAAGTCTCAGGACATGATCTTTGCGAAAAGCGGATCAACTGTTGTCTTGAGACCAAGAATTAAATCGAAAACTGAAAGGGATTGGTTAAGGGGAAAATTTAAATCATATATTGAGTCAAGACAGACGGAACTAGAGAAAGAAATAATAGAAGCAGTTCCTCCAAAAACTGCATATGCTTTTTCTTATGAAGAAGAAGTTGTGGCTGGAACTGGAATTAAGTCTTACATAATTAAGGCAACTGAGGATGGAAAGAAAAGAGCTGCGATCACCATTCTTCTTCAATCAAAGGGGATGTCAAATGGTTCCGCCGGTAAGAGAGAAGACCCTCATGAATTAATGACGGCAGTTCTCATACAGGAAAAGATGATGGTTGATTATACTAAGATTAATAAAACAAAAAATGCTGTAGAACAATATAAAGAAGTCGTTGATAAACTTTTTAAGTCTGCTAGTAAAGTTCAGGGAGCTGCAGGACTTAATGGATTCTATACAGATAGTGATAAGAATGAACCAGATTTAGTAAATCTTGCAAAAGCAGTATCGGTTTCTAACTATGTTATAAGTGAGATTGGTAACGCTGATGTAGAAACCGTTTGGCAAACTGGAACTAAATGGGCATCTGAAATTAAAAAATATAATGTTGGACCTAAAACAATTCAAAATTATAATTCTTCAGATATAATTGTTAAATTTCACACGAAAGGTAAAAGTGAGGCAACTCATTATTGGGGATTGAGTTTGAAGAAAAGAGGAATCGGAGAACCGGAACCAACTCTTCTCAATAAACCAGCGTATGGGGCTAAAGGTTTTCTCACTAAAAGTATTCCTCCAGCAGAGCATAGAAAAATAGAAGATAAGAAGTTAAAGTTTTTTAGAGGAGCACTAAAAGTAAAAACTGGCAATGCTTCTTATAAGGGGAAGGAGATTGATAAGATGCCTGTTAAAGAGGTTTTGAAGGCATGTAACACGGAGTTTACTAACAGAGTAGAAAAAAGCGAAATGCTCCGAGGTCAAGGGAAATTTAAAAGTAATCCAAACATTTATTTCAAAGAGATGGATAGAGTATTCATCAAATACTTTGATAATAATGAAGAATTCTTTAAAGAGTTTTTAGATACCATATTTAAAATTAATTTAGATACCTATCTACAAGATGCTTCTTTTCACTTTAGTCTAATAACAGGTGAGGGTGATTATAAAAACGGACAAATATTTGAAGTTAAAAAACCTCTAGAAAAGGAGGGAAGACTGACCTCAGAAATTTTTAGAAAGATATTTTCTGATCCAGATTCTAGTGTTTACAGATTGGTTCAACAAAAAGATAAACCACATGCCTTTGAGGAGACTGCAACTGCTGCTAAACTATTCTATGAAATGTTAATTGGAAAACCTGGAAGTCCCATTAGTGTTGTCATGCTTGAGGTAAGATATAAAGGAGCACTAACGGGAGAACCACAGTTCCAGGTTTTTATGTCTGTTAAGAGAAATAGTTTTTCTAATCTTTACAAACAAGAAGCAGCAAAGAAAACTTTCGGTCCAGATCGTTGGAAGTAGAAACACTAAATATAGTATAAGGACTAACAATATCGATGAAGAATTTCTTCCAATTTCTAAGTGAGACTCAATCGCAAGCATCGATGCAGGCGAAGAAGTTGAACCTTAAGAGTGACGGCCATGGTGGTTGGTTGGATACTCGTGGAAAGTTTGTTGCGAAGACGGAAGATGGTAAATTAAAGTTCGTTGATAAGAAAG